CTTTGATACAGTGCGATATAACCTAAATCATCAAGATTTATTATTGATTATTTTCACGTTGTTGTTTCTTCCAGCGATTGCGACCTGCTGCTTCTGCCAGACGCCGCTTACGTGTATTTTCTACAAACTCAGTCTTTGCTCTGAACTCACGGATAATATTTTCTTCCGTGCATAGCTTTTTAAAACGACGCAATGCTCTTTCAATGTTGCCGTTCTTTACCGTTACTGTTGTTCCGCTTTTAGCATCACGGATCGTATCGTTGCCTTTAATATAATGATTAGCCATCTTTTATTATTACACCTACTATTCTGTTGCCCGCCTGTTGCAGCGGTTGATCAAATTTAAAATTCACAAGACGATCTTCAATTTCAGAAAGAATGGTAGTTAGTACATCCCTGCCTCGTTCAATTTCTCGTCCCCGAAGTTGTATTGTTATTTTTACTTTCGCATTCTTATTTATGAACTTTTGTGTTTGGTTCATTTTGATACCAAGATCATGATCGCCGATCTGTGGACGCAACTTTATTTCCTTGATTTCAACCGCAGCTTGTCTTGCTTTTTTCTGCTGCTCCTTTGTCCGCTTCTTAACTTCATACTGATATTTATTAGCATCGGCAATCTTAGCTACTGGCGGATTACTCTGATCAGTTATTAATATCAAATCAAGATTGCGGCTGGTCGCTGCTTGTGTTGCTTCTGTCAACGACATTATCCCTAACGGGTTGCCGTCTTCCTCAATGACCCGCAGAGACGAAAATTTAATTTGGGCGTTGATGACAATACTATTAGTCATTGTTGACACTCACAGGTTCGTCTTTTTCGTGTATGAGTATCGGATTTTCGCCAGTTGTTATATAATTGTCATTGATAATAATTTTTTTAACTCCTTCTGCTGCCAGTGTTGGCAAATTAAATTGTAAACTGTGTAATGCTCGTTCTACTATAGAACGTAACTCTCTTGCACCGGTCTTAGACTTTATAGCGACATTCGCTATTTCTTCAATCGCGCTATCATCAAATATTAGTTCAATTCCATCTATGCTGAACAAATGTTTAAACTGTGATATAATGTTATGTTTTGGTTCAATAAGTATTCGCATCAAATCATCTTTGTTTAATGCCTTTAATCCAACTGTTACAGGAAATCGGCCCATCAACTCTGGAATTATACCATATTGAATAATATCATCCGATCTCACATCTTTCTCCATGTCTATGACTTTTTCATTAACGCCAATCTGTGATCCAAATCCAACTCCGGCTTTACTATACATACGCTTACGGACAATATCATCCAGCCCAATGAATGCTCCTGCGCATATAAACAATATATTACGTGTGTCTACTTCTATCATTTCTTTGCCAGGATGCTTGCGCCCACCTTCTGGAGGAACACGAACTACCGTTCCTTCAACAATCTTTAACAACGCTTGCTGAACGCCCTCGCCACTAACATCTTTTGTGATTGAAATATTTTCACCCTTCTTAGTTTTTTTATCAACCTCATCTATGAAAATAATTCCACGTTCTGTCATGCTAACATCAAAATCCGCAGCAACAAGTAGTCGCTGAATTATGTTTTCAACATCGTCTCCGACATATCCAGATTCAGTCAGAGACGTGGAATCTACTTGCGCGAATGGCACATGTAAAAACTCTGAAATCGTCTTTGCTATCAATGTTTTTCCTGTTCCACTTGGACCAAGCATCATAATATTTGACTTGTCTATCCTAATACTATTATCGTTTGATGCAAGCCTCTTGTAATGATTGTATACAGCAACACTAAGTACTTCTTTAGCAAAATCTTGACCGATAACTGATTCGTCCAATACCTCCTTTATTTCACTCGGCGTTGGCGTTCCAGAAATATCAATCTCTGATCCTATATAATTATCGTGTATAATTTTATAACATAAATCAACACATTCATTGCATACATAACATTCGCTACCTGCTATCAGTGTTTCAACTTGATTTTTGTGTTTTTCGCAAAAAGAACACATATGGATATCATTACTTGTCATATTTAGTATTCAAACTCATTTTTTTGAAATATCATCTAACCAACCACCGTTGATCAAAATTCTATTAGTATTTATTCTACGTTCCAACTCGCGTTCAAGTCCAACTAGATTTGGATCATCTTCGTCAATCATTCTTTGTATTGTTTCCATATCTAAATCATCTATGTTTTCTGATATATTTGGCGCGGGTAGTTCATCAGATACATTAATACTATTATCGTCTATTTCGGTGTTTTTGTCAAGTGATTTTTCTGTTTCAGTATATATTTGTTCTTCTGTTTCTACCGCAGATTGTGGTGAAACTACAGAATTATTTGTATCGCGTTTTTTAAAAATAGTGTCAAATATTTCTTCTTGCTTGTCTGAATGATCATTTCTGTGGAAAAAACTATAATTGGCAGCGATTAACAATAACACTGCAAGAGGATCAAACACGAAAATGAATATAATGATTAACCATCTAACCGCTTCATCTATAGTGTCTCTATCATCATTGCCATATACCAACTCGGCAATATATTTAATTGGTCCAATCTCTGCTTCCAAAAGTCTTACTTCTGTTTCTAGAGCAAACTGTTCATCTAATGAGGCATCTATTTCTTCAATTGCCGAATTATAAACAGTGCGTAATCCTATAACTTCATCTGTGTTATCAATTTCTGCGCTTTCATCTAATTCTTGTCTGAGGCGAAGTATGGTGGCTTGTGAACTCGCAACTTCACCCTCTGCTATTTCACGCAATCTTTGTATTTCTGACCGAGCATCCGTAATCGTAGCAGTATCTATTGTAGTTCGCAGTTGTGATATTTCAGCCGATGCGACCTCTCTGCGCAAAATTAATTCTTCTCTGTACGTTTCAACTCTCTCAGCAGTATCACTGCCATAATTTCCATCTACCCTTGTTCCTACTAGTGCTTGTAATGATTCGATATTTCCTGCCGAAATATACTCTTGGATAAGAGATAATGATGTATTAATTTCTTCGACCTGTGTTAAGTATATGTTGATTTCACGTTCAACCGAAGATTCCTCTTGTGAAATTATTGCATTCTGTTCGTCAATCGCAGGCTGAATACGCAAATATGCGTTATCCATACGTGTTTGTTCTGCGTCTATTTGTGCTTGTATGTTACCGACATCCGTACTTGTTTCAGATTCCAAATCAGCGATATCACCAAGTAACCTGTTGGCATCTATCTCAAGACGTTCAATATTTCTTTCTATACGAATAACTTGGGCAGCAACTTGTTCTGCCTGTGCCGATTGCTCAAGATGCGCCTTTGAAAGGAACCCAAAAATTCCCATGGATGTAATAAACATCAATACGATGGTTGCCATCACAAGATACGTTTTTAATAAGAATGGCGCTCGTTTCCAGTTCCGATATACCCAAGATGCGGCAACAAGTTTTCCAACTTCCAATGATCCAGCCATGATTGCCACTGGAATGGCAGATGCGGCAAAAATCGCCATAAGACCGACGATTGAAAACCAACCCGCTACCATAGCAATTACAATGGCAACGATAAATGTCAATAACGCAAATCTCATATAAAACTCCCTAACATATTTATCTAAAAATGTCAGGGAGTAATAGTTTAATATGGTATATACATCACCGGTGCTTGAATTGTAGATAGTTAACCAACAACAATTCGATGTTTTTCTTACCTACTGGATTTTGGCTGTGAACATAGAAATCAAAGTCTTCTGGAATTATACGATATTCATCAAGATCCATATCAACGATCATCTTAGCTATATCAAACCCAGTACCTTCATCTTCGCCAAGGTCATGGTCAAAACTGATATAACTTGGTATGCCCTTGCTATGAATTGCAGCATATACCTCAGGTCTTGTTCGGCATATTATCCATTCTTTCCCATCATCTGGTGGGAAGCGTTCATCATCTATGAATAAATTCCAAGTCAAAAACAAGTTCCACAACTACAGTGACTATACTTGCCACTTAGACAATTCGGTGACGCATAGTGAGAAGGAAAGAATGTATCTCCATCTTCTCTGCGTTCATCACAGTATTTACACTCGCCCGGTTCAGCAAACACGATTCAAGGCTGTGTCGAGTGTTAATAACGATCACGGGTACGATTTTTATACTCAGCACCTTCTTTTGGTCCATCGGTAATAAATTCCAACCCAGATGAGTTACCAATGTATTTTTTCTTACTCTCCACATACCACAAACTTATTTGTATCGCGCGGTTTATGCTAACTACAATCTTCTTGTTTGGCTTGAAGTCAAGAATCTCTCCAGTGTTTGAGATGTTCGTGTCTAAGCATAGTATTTCACAAGTATCTTCATACATATTATATTATTTGCCTCCATTGAATTTTCGGTGTAACTTTTCAAGTTGGAGTGGAGTTACATCATCCGAACATTTGTATCCTGGATCAGTAACACTCCGCTTCTTGTCTTCTTTTTTCTTGCTCACAATCTCTATTTGCCAAGCACCTTCGTTCAACTTTTTTGCGCTTTTGGCATACTGGTCGGCTGATACCCAACCCATAATCTCAGTATTCATTTGTCCTTGACCAGTAATAACAGTAAGCGTTTTCTTGCCACCATTATAACAAAGTTGCGTCATCTTACAATATAATTTCCAGCCACCATGAACTGTCAATCCGTGCAGGTCAATTTTCATCATTGGTTCCCATTTGCGTGAGTTGTGCTATCCCATAAAAATTTACCAGATAACAAAATAAGCCGGGTTTTAGTATTTGATGTCAATCTATACTGCTGTCTATCATCAACGAAAACAACTTGGTGTGGACGTATCACAACACTTTCATCGCTGATAAAATCTATAGTTGCCTCGCCATCGGCTGAAAGAAAAAATATACCTTCAGCAGTAGTATAGTTCTTTGACCTTTTCCAAGCAGTTTGAATCTCACCACTGTAAGAATCTGCTGATATATCGTAAATCGGAACAGAAAGTAAATTGGTTATAGAGTTAACAATAAAAGACATATTGCTGGTATCGTTACCCAATACGAGATTTTTTAACGCCTGTCCCGTTTTTTCGGATACTCTGCCCATGACTTTCCAAGATGGCATATTATGCTGCTTGCGAAACCTGGCTCGTTGAATTTTACTCATCGGTCTGTCTTTCACTGTACCATTCTCGCCATTTCTTGCGAGATACAGATTCATACAAATCTTCTGCGCCAATCTCTACTGCGTTATTACTTCCTCCCAACTTGATATGAAAGTAAGCAGGCAAACCTTTGTAATGCGTACATAGATTTTCAATCGTTTCGAGACGGTCAGCAATCTTAAATAGTTCTTCTGACCCTGTGAAAAATTCACCTTGCCAATCTATTCTAAGACCATAACAATACACATTTATATCCCAGTGATCTACTAGGTTTGACAAGTCCCATATCTGTTCTTTGGTTAAAAACTGTGCTTCATCTATCAATACAAAATCAGGACGTGTATATGAACCTTTCAATACATATTCACTAGCCAGTCTGTTATTTGATATTGAGATACAAGACTTCTCTATGCCTAATCGGGTTGAAATGCTATTCGCGGATCTGGTATCCATTCCGGGCTTCATAATAACAGTATGAAATCCCTTTTCTTCAAGCATATAGTTTTTAGACAACAACGATAAGCTCTTGCCTGAATTCATAGAAGAATAATAAAATACTAATTCACCCATTATTGTGAATTTCCTTTATTAATTAGTCCACCATTTTTACATGCTTGAATAAACTGATTATATTTCTCCGGATACTTTATCATTATATGCTGAATAATGGAGTTGTAATCTTGATTTTCAGCAGTATTTTTTTCAATCTTTCGCTCAGAAATATTTAAAATTGTTGTCGCAGTACTGTACCATCGTTTTTTAATTCGCGTAACAAAATAGATTTCTTCTACCATTTGTTGTTTGCCAACTTCCCCCCAGTTTTTTATTTGTGTCTTTTCGCCAGGTGCAGGAATAAAAAGATGCTGCAAAATAATATATGCTTTTGCGCTCATGATGATGCCTCTTTCTTCATTATGGTCGAATCCTTTATATACAAAGAAGTCATATCTTTTAAATTCAGACAAAAGACAATCCAGTCTTTCGCAACAATATAGTTACAAGGTACATCACACGCATCCGCAATTTTATTTATTACCTGCATACTATACCCATGCCGAAATGGATCACCAAGTAATACTATGTCTGCGTCACCATTTTTGATCTCTGAAATCCAATGGTCTACCATATATTTCAAATCATTAGTTTTGTTGAGTGCAATCTTAACATGGTCGGAAGATTCCAATGGACCGCGGAATGGATTCGGCGGATCTTCACTCCTAATGTAGTTCGCAAGTTCTCGCGCCATCAAAAGCTGAAAATCTTGAATCTGACTGTTGCTAATAATTACTTTTGGCTCGTAGATGGTCATTTATTTCTCCACAATTAACTGTAGTTCCATCAGTGTTGCGCTAAGATTGATTTCTGGATCTACTACCAATGAATGATTCACTAGCCCATCACGAATAGTCAATAGCGCACGACCTTGTGTTAATTCATCGACACCAAACCAGTCTAGATTTTCATATAACTTACGAAAAACACCTTCGTATTCTTCTGGTCGCGCCTTACTCACAATAAGTGTTCTTGCTTGGTTTATCTTACCAATTTGAAACAACCCAACGTATTCTAGAATCCAGTCACTCTCTCCGCCCTCGCCGCCTCCGGGTTCTTGTAATGTCCCATCATCAACGTTCTGCTGTATCATATTTATACATTTGCGAAGATCAGGATACGTGGACTTCACATAGATATCAAGGTCTTCTGGCTGAAAGGCAACACCTTCTGTTAGAAGAATAGTAGCAATGCGAACCGTAAATTCTGTTTGGTCAAGTTTTTCAATATGAAAGCCCTGACACCGAGAATGTAACGCAGGAATAATCTTATTTGGATAGTTACACGTAAGAATGAAACGACAATTGCTCTGGTAAGTCTCTAGGACGTTTCTGAGGATGCCCATTGCAGCTGGTGAAAGATAGTCGGCTTCGTCTAATAGAATATATTTGAACTCACCAGAGAATGAAAGACTGCTGGCAAATCCAATAATCTTTGTTCGCATTGTATCAACATTGTTTTCGTTGGATGCGTTCAAAATCATAATATCGCCAGGATCAACGTCTAGTTCATTTAACAAAACCTTTGCCAAGGTTGTCTTGCCAGTACCAGCACCACCGCTGAATAGCAGATGCGGAATTGTGCCTTCTTTGACCCAATTGGTCACTTGTCGCTTTTGTTTTTCGTCGCGAAACACATAATCGGCCAGTGTTTTCGGGCGATACGCCTCAGTCCAAAGTTCTTTCATGATAATACCTTAAATTTCATATTTGGAGCAATACAGTTATCAAACAACTGCTCCATTTGTTTATATAAAAATGCTTGATCGGCTGGCGTCATCCCTGCACCAAATTCAGTTGAATCAGTTTTCACTAATCCAAAATCATGGCGCATTGTATAACACATTTCAACGATGATATCTTCTTTTGTTTTTGTAATCATAGTTCTATTATACTATAAAAGTTACACATAATCAACTGAAATTTAAGGTATCATCATGAAAATAGTCATACCTTCGCCGGTAGCACAATATTCACTTACTAGATAGTGCAACATCTAAAGCATTTCCACTTGCTATTTTTTTGCCCAAGGCTTGCATTTTCTGTGCGTTTTCTTGGATTCTCTTACCAACGTTTTCACGCTGTTCATCAGTGAGGTCTTCCCAAGCATCTCCTTCTACCTCTGACCATTCTAACGCACGTTCATATTCTGCCTTGCAATGATTATACCAAGATAATGCCATAAATTTTTCTCGGTTCTTTTCGCTCATATTCTCCCAACCTGCAGCAAATAGTTCGGGCCACGGTGCTGCGTCAAACCATCGCTTAGTCATTTTTCTGCCTCGTTTTTCATCATTACATCCTTGATGCCATGTCTGCTTTATGTGCCTGATTGCGATTATGCTGATCACGCAACAATAAATATTTTTCCCAAGAACATGAGCAATATTTATCAGGACCTTCTTTGTTATTCAAGGATTGCGCATCATTTTTTGCATGCATTTCACCAAACGCAAACCACCCAACTAACTCTTTGGTTTCATCTTCATATACCACAAACACTGGCCAGTTGTTTTTGATACAGACATTCAGTTCTAGATTCACACTTTTATTATTCATTGCATAGATTCCGTTCGATGGGTGTCACGTTTCGTATTACATTCACTAGAATATTTTGCCCAGTTTTGCAAAACAAACTTGCCAGCAGCAAGACGTTCATTTTCTTCTGGGGTGTTCAGCCCAGTAAACAATCCTAGTGCTAGTACCATATTCTCAATATCGCTATTCTTGGTCCGATTAATACCCAATAGATCAATAGCACGTTCAAGATTCATAACTTACCTCCACAGTAACAAGTTCTTCTGTGATAACCATAACACACATACCTGTAAAGGTCAAGTATAATAGTAGATCCATCATCATTTTTTGTTATCCCCAATAAACGTTCGCAAACTCACATCAACGTCAACATGCTCAACTACACAAACTAAATCATCTAGCAGAGTATTCACTAAAGCATCAGCATCAGCCTTGCGAGTAGTAATAGCAACAATATTGTCTTCAGCATCCTTTACAATATACATTTTATTCTTATGCCTCCTGCATGTAAGGTTTGTCCCACTTACCAACATTGATGTCAAGATAGTAAGCAGTATCAAAATAATCAGTCATAATATCACTATTATCAAACCATTTATTGCCTTTCATCGCACCAACTAGTTCTGCGAAAAACTTGCCAACTTTTGGGTCATGTGAATTTTCAGGACCAGTGTGATATGGATTTGCTTGATAGTTGTCTTTGACTTCATAAGCAGTCTGTCCACGGCGTTCTGCGGATTCTTGATTTTTCTTATTCGCATCCCCAATAAGATCAAGATTGCCACTTTTGATATTTACGACAAGCGAAGAATAATTGTGAACACCAATAGTGCCTTTCATGTCATATTTTTTGAGGACTGCTTTGATACCGGGAGCAAGTTCTTTTTTCATCGCTTGAGACATATAAGCCATTTTGATCTCTCTTTCGTTGCTTTCATATATATTATAGCACTGATTCGCGCATTGTCAAGTTTTTGATACAAAAAAAACGCTCCCGAAGGAGCGTTTGATATAAAACTATTTGAGCATATGCTGGTATAATGAAATGATGTGTGGAAGTTGTATTGTCTACTTAAATTCATCAATCTCTTTGACTCTCTTTACCGTTTGATATGCTCCTGCTGGCTTATTCATTGCTTGGACAAGTTCATCCCACATATCAGGACTAATCATAATCGAATGATAGTATCCTAACTCTTCATCCCATTGCCGAATGAACGCTATATCATCGTAAAGAATTACGGATAAATCTTCGTTTTCAGCGCAGTCATCAATCACCACTATTTCTATTTCATCATGTTCCATTTCGATAGTAAACATTTATCATTCCTTATTTTGAGCGGGTAGACGGAATCGAACCGACAACCGAAGATTGGAAATCTCATATGATACCTTTTCACCATACCCGCATTATTTTTGGTGCCTGCGGAAGGTACTGCCCCTTCTATCACTCGCTTATCAGGCGAGGCCCTCGCTTTCCGGACCCACAGGCATTATTTGGTTGCGTCGGTAGGACTCGATACCTACAGTTACAGAATATGAGTCTGTCGTGTTACTTTACACTACATCGCATCAACTATATTTAGTCATTACTTGGAAGATACACCAACCGTTTTATTACTTTCCACAAACGGTACCGGTCTATTAAGTCAGTGTATCATCAAAGTAATGGTGGACCAGATGAGATTCGAACTCATGACGGTATTGCTACTCCGGATTAAAAGTCCGGTCCCTTCGGCCTCTCGGGTCACTGGTCCATATATATTTCTTTGCGCAAATTTTGTTTAGCAGCCTTGCGTTCTGCTTTTTTCGTTTTACCGTGCGCACCAGAACGTGTCGTCATTAAACACATAACGATTGGATTACGTTCTTTGGGCACCTTCATCTTTCGTTTCATTTTCTTTCTCCTTTTTACTTGTAAATTTCTATCGTGACCATCCAAAAAGGCTTGCGTGGAATAACCCAACTCATATTCTCAAAGATTTTCGATTCATCTATTAAAAACGGTCCACTCACATATACGTCAGCACTAGGGTTGTTTCCTGCTTTATGATTACTTACAAATTCTTGCGCATCTTCTTCCGTTGCGAACTCATAGTTGTTTTCAGTATGCATCTGCTTCTCCTTTTGGTGCTGTTAGCAAGATTTGAACTTGTGATCTCTTCCTTACCAAGAAAGCGTTCTACCCCTGAACTATAACAGCATTGTTTCGATTCGTCAAGTTTTATTGTTGGAAGTCGGTATCAGAGTCGAACTGATTACTTTCGTGCCTGGGATTTGCAAACCCGCCCCTTACCGTCCGGGCCACCGACCTTCGATTTCGTATTCACTATAACGTTGATTCGTCCAACGTCAAATTTTATTTGGTGAAAGGCCTGAGGATCGAACTCAGTTCTTCGGTGCTTCAAACCGACGCTATGACCACATCAGCTAACCTTTCATTTATTTTGGTACCAGTTGTAGGCAACGATCCTATCTATTCAAGGTCCACAACCTCGCGTGTATCCATAAACACTTAACTGGCAAAATATGTTTGGCGCCCACGGTAGGAGTCGAACCTACATCTACATCCAGTTACCTTACTCTCCGTTCGTAGCGGAGGGGGATACGTGGGCATTGTTTGGTAGTGTATCATGGAATCGAACCATGTAATTATTCCTTATGAGAGAATTGCGTGAACCATTTCGCCTATACACTATATTTCTTGGGATCATCGAATTTCTTCTATCTCAAACATACATCATTAAATTTTCAAAAAGCGGAGACAGTTTCCTGTCAGATATTGTGTTGGCTGGTTGGGCTACTAGGACTCGAACCTAGACTCTTCTGAACCAAAATCAGGTGTGTTACCAATTACACCATAGCCCAATAAAAAACCCTCGGAGATTTCTCTGCGAGGGTTTTTGTGATCGTTATTTGGATATGTTATCTATCCATTACCGAAACCCCCAATTGAACAACCGCGCATAAACTGGCGGCATCCAAAGATGCTCTTAATAATCTGTTTATGTTGAGTTGAACGGGTCATCGAAAGTTCCATTTCCTTTTATCTATAATAACTTGTTTATAATATATAGTATCTATATTGATTCGTCAAGTATTTTCTTACACTTTATTTATCTTTTTATAGTAAAAATAGATCGTATTGAGCGCCATTCATACTATACTTACTTTTTTACATTTTTTACATTTTACTTTCAGATCACGCGATTGCGGAGAGCCTTACATAATCATTTTATCGTTTTATAATAGTGCTGAAATATTAGAAATTCAAACGAGCGCCTACTACGACTTGTTCACTATCAGTGTTGTATTCGCCGTATAGACTTACAGTTTGATCCATCACGTAGGATCGATCAACGGTGTATTGAATACCAAAATCTGCTCCATCCCAAGTAGGATTGTCCAGATTGACTGTAGTTCCGACATACGCAACAAAACTTTCATTGATGCCATAGTTTACACGACCTGTGTATTCAACTATTGATTCTTCAGTGCGCAAGTTATACTCTAGCGTGCCAGTATGAATCAACGAAATCCGATCAGTAACCATATAATCGAATTCAAGTTCAGCACCAACATGCACTCCGGTAGCATTTGGATCTTCTAGGTCTACTTCTATTCCAGTATACAGACGAAGTTGATCAAACGCCTGATAGTTTACATTGCCTACATAAATGGAACCAAAATCTTCGGTAGTTACATTGTATTCTAGGTTAATTTCACTATCGAACGTTAGTCCTGGCGTATTGAAATCCAGAGCAAATGCTGAACCTGAAGAAAGTGCGACAATTGCTGCGGCGGCGAGGGTTGTTTTCATATTGTTAGTTCCTTGTGATTTATTCATGATAGTAATAGAAAAAAAACTGATAAAAGTTATTATCAGTTATGTCGCTTATATTATCAAATTGGCGTTGATTCGTCAAGTATTATTTATGCTACGTTTCGTTTTTTGTGTAACTTGATTCTGTTGCTAGGCTCAAGTTACAAAACCCCCACATACCCTTAGGCTGCTAGTTTTGCCATTTCTGGCGCATAATTGTTATTTGCAATTATAAAGTTTGTTCGCGGTAACGGCGCTTACATCCCGGTAGTCTACTCTCATCGTCCAACGTCAGTCGATCCCAAATGCTCAGGCCCATCAAAAACACACAGTAGCAAGGTTACTTTACCTTTAATTATGTGGCCACATCTTCCTGTGTGTTCGTGGTGGACCTGTGGAGGCTCGAACTCCAGTCCTGTCCATCTTTCAAGTTGTATCATCAACTACAGTATTATTTATACACTATCTCAAGTGATTCGTCAAGTGTTATTTTTGTTCTTGCCAAATAGTCCAAAGACCGTATGCGATTGCTCCATAAGCAATCAACTTAGCGATGGGACCTAGTACCAAAAACGCAATCCCCGCTGCTACTAACACACCGCCATCCCAGGTTGTTCTTTCTGCAAGTCTATCTTTTATCCATTCCCATATAGCAAAAAAATCAAACATTTTACTCTCCTATAATGTTGTGTATTATTTATACATCTTCTCACGTTTTTTTTGTGCCATATTCAGTTTGATCTTGCTCACTTTTTTATCAAACGTAATGCCATCCAAATGATCATATTCGTGCTGAAATGCTTGGGACCAAACTCCGCTAAGTTCTCTTGTTTTCTGCTCACCTGTCATGGTTGTGTATGATACTTTGATACGTTTATATCGCTTTACTTTCAAAAACAGTCCGGGAAAACTCAAACATCCTTCATCAAATAATCTTTGGTCGCTATCTTCGATGGGCTCCCATTCTGGATTTATACACGCAATGAAATCTGTATCTTTGCTGCCAATAACAAACAGTCGCTTATTGATCCCAATCTGTGGAGCAGCAAGACCAATGCCATTGTGCAATACCATCACCTTTATCATTTCTTTTACAAGGTCTTGGGTGTCGGCGTCGATCTCGTATGCGGTTGATGGTCCATTCAATGATTTTGTGCCTTCGTATACTAGTTTTGCTTCCATATCATACTCCTTTGAAGCCACATCCTGGACGTTCTGGCCACGTTTCTTTGTTTTTCTCGCCCAACCATTTTTCTCTACTATCTTGATGCGATTTGGCTATTCGTCGCTGCCATTCATCGATTCAACTCCGGTAACATCGTTGACTTCATCGATGTTGTTAAATACCTGAAGTTCTAATCCATAATTATTTTCTCCAGATGCTACTTCTACTCCATCAACATATCGCATCTTGATATCCTTAAATGATGAATAATCAACATGATGATGCCATCGACCATATCTCCATACCATCTTTGCTACATCAGGATGCATTTTTTCTAATAATAGAGATTTGTTGACTGTGCCACCAACGTTATATTTTCCAAGCTTAACCTCTCCTTCAACATTTTCTACATGATAAAACTCTTGGGTGTTGCCACCAGATACCGTTTGAGTGGCAGCTTTTCCTTGAAGGAAAATATTGAATTGCACAGTGCAATCTTCGTCCTTGAGAACATTCAAGCAAATATCAGTATCTTCGTTGTATCTTCCCCTCCACCTGTGCTTGCAATCATTTTCTATAAGAAGAGTGGAATATATTCTTGTATTCTTTACATATCCTGGATATTTTTGATCAGCAGCACAAAAAAAGCGATATTGTGGTCCAGCGATTTTGATATTTTCGTATCTATCACAAAAATCTTCCATAATCGTGAACATTACTCCACTTTCAACTCGAATGCGCTGATTCTCATGTAAACGATAAAAATCTTGAATGTTATCATCAAACACCCAATGCCGCTTTGCGTTATACACTTTCATGCTATGATCCCAGCACCAATTTCTTGCCCTACCAGGTCCATCACCGTGGTTGCTGAATGGCAACAAAAGTAAAGTTGCGTAATTCCGAATATTGAATTCGTCTAGCGCAGCGTCATACAGCTCCCAATCTTGTGGCTCAACAGCAATATGATGATGAATACGCATCCTAGATAATGATCTAGCAGTATACATCGTTTCGTGTCTACCCTTAGAAATTATATACAACGGATATTTCGGCTGGGTGTACGCATATTCTCCATTTTTGATTTCAAACCAACGCATCAATGAATTTTTTGTGATCATTCGTTGTGGATGCCACGTGCTTTTTGTTTTAGCAGTAAGTTTTTGGTCTATAATTTCACCAAACGCCGCCATATCTTCTTCAGTCGCCAGTTTTACAGTTATTGTTTTCCAAGGGCCATTTTCCTCTTGAATGAACGACGGCATATCGTTCCAGTGATCTGTCCAATGATCATTGCCTGACTCGTTATCTGCCGTTTCAAATAAGTTGGATGATTCTTGATTATTTGATTTATCATTTTTAATTTTCGTGGTTTGTGATATCTTGTATCCGATGGCGTCGGAATCGTCGAACAACGCAGACAAAGATGTAGTCACGATCTTAGGAAACCAAATGTATTTCGTGTTATCAAAAATTGTCTGATTCAGCATAACTGCAAATGAATTCAAATCGTGAATATTGCGAAAATGTATACTGATAGATTTCCAAACATGCTTTTCAGCCGATATTTTCGGCACTTCTAGACACGAGTCTTCATTGTCTTCATCAAATAACACACTGAATGAAGTTTTCGTATGCGACGTTTCATTATCTTCTAGTAAATCTAAACAGTTTACATAATCCGCCGTTTCGTCTACCTCTACCACGGGAGGTATATGTTTTGATTTGTTCATATTTTTCAATATCCTATATTCAACGTATTTATGCATGCTTTTCTGCTATTCGATCTTTGCAATCAACATATTGCCCGATTTTGCCACCATCCATTATTTTTCACTCAAAAATATCTCATACGCGTCTTGCGTAGTAATAATACATTCGATATCAACGGAAATCAACACTATGGTAGCATACAATACTACTATTATTTTTTATTATACCATATGTGCCAAAACAAGTCAAGCAATAGTTACAAATAGATATGCGGCAAAGACATATCGAGTATACCGAAACCGCAGTAGTAATTGACGATTTTTTAGTGTATTATGTAATAAATAATGATAGTGCTGCGATGCAGCAATATAGAGGAGAAGATAATGAACATAATGAAACGATTGGGAAGAGCATGTTGTTTATCTGGATATCGCAGAGCAGCAAGAGAATTAACATTATTAGGTTATACAATCGAAGCAAACAAATGTATGCAACAATACAAGAAACTATCAGGAGAATAAAAATGACACACCTGTTAAAAACACTCAAATCAGTGTGGACACGCAAAGAAACAACAGAAGCTGTGGAAAAGTGGGCAAAAGTAGAATATGGCAATGATTGGCTATACGCATATGATCACATGATAACAACTGGAAAAATACCAATCAGAGGAGAATATTAATATGTTTGATAAACTTAACACAATGAAGTGTAATGCTATAAAATACTTTGCTAGCCGCAAGAAATATAACAATACAGTCCGAGAGTTGACATCACTTACGGATCATGAATTGAACGATATCGGTATCAGCCGCTCAATGATTCGTTCGGTTGCTATGGAATTATACCATCCATAAAACACGAAATGATTTAAGGCGGGGAATTTTAATTTTCCGCCTTAATTAATAAGTCAAGCATACCCCACGATTCGTTTTATGTCAAGTAAAAAAATTCTTCCAACGTAATCTCAGTAGATACGGCATCAATTCTAGCCTTGGCAATCTCCAAGTAGTTTTCGTCTAGTTCAATACCAATGAAGTTAAACCCACCTAGCTTCGCACCACGTCCTGTAGAACCACTACCCATGAACGGATCAAGGGTTGTACCACCTTTTGGTGTTACCATAGTCACAAGGTATCGCATAAGGTCTGTGGGCTTCACAGTAGGGTGGTTGTTCTGTGTAGGTGTCCAACGTCCATATGGATTGCCATCTTCACCGTTGTCTGCTTTCTCTGCATGGTTTGGTCTGAACTCAGAAGACGCTGTAGCCTTTGGTGTAAAGTTCTCTAGTCCATCATTACGATCTTTCTTAGATGTCTTTGGCACATAGAAGAAACGTGCGGCTGAACCATTAACACTTGGAAACAACTCAGTCACTTCATCAGAACCATCATGAATAATATTAGCGGGGAAACGACCTCGCTCAGATGAAGCAACATCATCACCCTTAAAGGGCGCATTTCCTATATTTGAACCTGCATTATCAGTTTTCCAAGAGCCATTGCCACCAAGTCGTGCATCATCAACATCAGGGTTAGTGGGAATACGACTTTCATCAATATTGATACCACCTGTACCATACTCCAAGACATTAGCGGCAACAGTCTTTTCTCCTAATGGTTTTCTAGCAACTGTAATAGGTTCTAGTGCAGGTTTGAGTGCTGTGCCCCAACCTTTCCATTGTTTCGAAATATCATGTTCATATTCATACTCTACAGTTTGTGTTTTGTATAAAGGACTCATATCATGTTTAGCATTTGCACCATTAATTTTTAATCTTTTAGTTCCATGCAAAGGTGATTTAGGATCAGATTTTCCTATACCTACCCCACGCAAATGTTTATCAACATTTTTTCCAATATTATGAGACTTAGGAAAGCCGCTACCATATACCCAAGCAATCATATCACGAATTTCAAAGCCAGCATCTTCAATGCGAACCGCCATGCGGTGTTGTGTACGTGTACCAGCAAATGCCAATAGATAACCACCTGGTTTGAGAACTCTCATTGCCTGTTCCCAAATCTCTGTAGACGGAACATCGTAATCCCATTTCTTACCCATGAAATCAATTCCATAAGGTGGGTCAGTAACGATACTATCCACAGAATTATCATCAAGGTCTTTTAGTCGGTCTAAGCAATTGCCTAGCATAAGTTTCACATCAGTCACTATATATTTGCTTTCATTTTGTACTTCCGTCTCTCTTTCTTATTGAGAGGATAGACGAATATATGTTTACCTTTGCTATGAACGTACTCCGCTCCGCCGTTCTCTAGCTGTTCCTTAATCTTTTGTGCGTATGGTTTAAGACGCCTCTCGCCGTTCTGCGGCTGTCGCATACGCCATCTTGTCTTTTTTGCATATTTTCAAGTATTTTTCCAAAGACATTTCGTCTTCTTGTTTGCTTTCGTAAACTTCTATAAAACTCTGTAAGATGCTCATTGTTGTTTTATCTGTAGTTATTTATTAGATGCAAGGTCTAAGTCTTCTAGCGTGGTAGTATACAGCATTTTATTGATATTGCCATCAAAAATGAAGTGTCCTACGTGATCCAACTTAACCAATGGATCTAACCATACTTCTCCTCCTATATCTTGCCATCTACGGCAAAATGAATAATCTTCACTAAGATATCGTTTTGTTTCTGATTCAACCATAGTATCAAAAAACAAATACGTCCACTTAGCAAACTCAGTATCTAAGTTGAGATCATTATTAAAATACAAGTCTGGATATGCTGAAATCATTCTTTCAATAACTGACCGCTTGATAAGCATAAATCCAGTTGCCGCATCTTTCAGTTCAATGAGACCGTGCTTTACTTTTAAAAACTTCTCGCCGGCATCGGTTTTATTCCATTTGAAATTCAACGCATAATTTGCTCCATATTTAGTAAGCAACTCTGCTTCAACTCCAGATGATGACGCTTGTTTAATTCCTGACCAGTCTAACTCTTTTTTGGGATAAGCACCGACGATAATGTCTTTGTCGTGCTGGAGCATATGTAAAATATCAACCGCATCGAACCGAATATCAGCATCAATGAACATCATGTGAGTTGCTTTTGGATTTGCCATAAAATACGCAACCATATGGCATCTTGCTCTACTAATCAAAGATTCATTAGCGGATGTGGTCATCGAGTATTTAATATTGTGTTTAGTAAACATCATATGTGCCCGCGTCCAAGACCTAAAGAACGGCTCGGTCACTTGTCCTCCGTAGCACGGAGTACAATAATGTACATGCGTGTTATTAATGATGCTTAAATCAATCTGTTTGCGATATTTCAAGAGGCTATCCGCAGTTGCCTTCATATTATGTCCTACTCATTTATTCTATTATATATCAAAATCAACGTGAAATCAATATAAAAATACGGATCGATAACGAATTCCATTCCAACTGGTGGCAATATCCGTTAGTTGACGAAGAAGTTTTTTTAGTGTGGTATCTGTCTGTGTAACTATAGTATCATTATACAAGTTCATAGCTGCGGTTTCTTTGCCACCATTTTTATATGCCGATCCCGATAAAGTATATGATAGTCTGCGCTTTGTCCGTTTTATATGTTCACCTAACTCAGATTCAATGCTAGTCAGTGTTTCTACATATGATTTAGCATCTTGGACAATAGCTGTCGAATCACCACTATATACACTGTGGATATCAGCAAATTCCAATGACTTTTCTATTGTTTGTCGTAGTTGTTTTGTCTCAGTCCGTATAACTAGCATCGCATCCAAATAAGTCTTTGCAAACTTCTTCCAAGCATCAGACCGAACTACACGAACATTGCTTCTATCAACTGTTTGATTTAGATTTGGACCTACTGCTGAATTTTTTACTGACGGATCAATCAATCCCATGATACTGCCAGCCGCGCCAGACAAAATGCTATGTGCGTTTGGCGTAGGTCCAGCATCTGCTCCACTGTTGTCGCCATGTAAATATGCGCTCCACGGTTGATATCGTAAATCAGCACCGGTAATAGGAGACTGTGGAACGCCCGGCGATAAGGCTGCTAATCTCTGTGCGCTGTTCATTAACGAAGATACCTCTGCCATATTTACTCTTTCATCAACAGCAGTTGGAACTGTATCATTAGTCCTATTGAATGTCTCGGATTGCAATTGTCCGATAGCAGATCCAAATGTTTCAGTTCCTGCATTTAACAATGGTGCTAGGGCACAAGAATTGAGAGTAAGTGATCCCAGGTTTAATATTGCAAGCATCTGTGGCATTAATTCGCCAATGCCCGCAAGCCCTGCTATTTCACTCGTCACCTGATTTGATATGTCTTCGATGGCGCCGAATCCTGCTCCTGCCATTCCCATTACTTGTCCCATGATATCCGAAACGTTTGGTAAACCACCTATCAATCCTTCAATGCCGCCAAGGCCACCGGTCAATCCTTCAATGCCACCTGGCAATCCACTTAACAATCCTTCAACGCCACCTGGCAATCCGCCTATTAATCCCTCAAGCCCATCAGGTAGATTACCTAGTAATCCTTGTAGTCCACCGGGCATATTACCTAGTAATCCCTCAAGCCCACCTGGTATATTGCCTAGTAATCCTTGTATTCCATCTGGCAATCCACCTGCTAGTCCCTCAAGCCCACCAGGTATATTACCTAGTAATCCTTCAATGCCACCTGGCAATCCACCCAGCACTCCTTCTATGCCACCAGGTAGAGTACTTAGTAATCCCTCTAACCCGCCGGGAATATTACCTAGTAATCCTTCAATACCACCATTCATCACTCCGTCAAGCCCTCCCATCAAGGATGAAATATCTGGAATACTACCATCAATCATTCCTTGAAGTTGTCCAGTCATGCCACCCATGATTCCTTCTAACGGACCCATTAATTCCGTTAACGTTCCAGGCAAATCACCAAGAAAGCTGAACGCACCATCCATTACTCCAGACATAATACCCATCATCTCATTGAACATAGAACATTCGCTACTATTCGCTGTAGTTGGTGGTCTAAAATTCTGTGCGATAGCAGAAAACGATGATATTTCATTTATGGTATTTGGCAAGTCTGCGATCTGACTATTCGTATGTTCGCACACTTCTCTGTACATTTCAGAGGCTGCGGGAGCAAGTGTATTCAATCTACACATATCCGAATATGGTACTCCAAATAGTTCTGCGATTTTTTCCTTAGCTGCCGTTGCTGCCTCTGGATTAACTGTTTCCAATGTTTTCACTTCATCGCACAAGTCAAACAAATTAGTAGTGAACGATTGGAAAGTAGCGGTTCCAGTATCACATAAAAAAGCGTATGGATTTTCAAACTTATCCATTTCTTCCATGATTGTTTCATACGCTACAGAATCATTGTACTTTTTTTCTAATAAATCTAATCGTTCACGTTGTTTTTCTGTTAGCCCAACATCTATCAACGATTTATATTCGACCGGTGTCACATTTGTATTATCAAATGTATGCGTCCCGCCGCCTCGCGTTATAAACTCTTGATATAATCTTTCAAATTCTGCCTCTGTCGCCATTTTTTAACCTACTATTATATTGTTAACTCCGGTAGTAACTTTTGCCAAACACACGGGTCTATAGATACTATCAATTGTTCCTACCGGTTTTCCTTCTATGATAACATTACTTACTCCAGTCATTAATCGAATAGGACCATGCAATGGACATATAGCACCATCACCAATCCGATGTGCTCCCATACGAGTTGGTCCCATTTTTGTCTTAGATGCGCCCTCAAATGCGTATCCATCGTGCGATGTTCTTGATACTATGCGGGCTGCTACTGGTTTACCCATATTTATTCTCCCAGTGTGCCTATATCGCCAGATTCAAATGTTTTTTCAACTAACATGTGTTACTCCTTAAATTTTAAAGCATCTATAATATATTCTGCTTTGTGTTTTTCTAATATATTTATATCCTGACTAACATCTTCATATTTTTCAAGTTTGCCACTCAATCTATTCAGTATGTATCCATCTATATAACAAACCAAGTATATTTCAGAATATAACAAATCGTGTATCAACCAAAGTTCTATGTCTTTGTCAGGATAAGCAAGCGTAATAGTATAGAAACAACCAAGCCCGATACTGCTCGTAGTATAATATCCGTCCTGTATTAACTCCCACACATTCGGCCACGTTTTTATATTGTCGTAATCAAAACCATTTGCCCTAAATTTGAACGATTGCCACCAAGTTATTATAGTTTGTAGATTTCCTTCTGAAAAATGTGTTTCTAGATTTTTTCGTAACTCACGCCATTCAAATAGCTTAGAAGCATTATTATTCATCGTATTACATTGACCACCGTTTTACTGTGTATGAAATATTAGTTATAAATCCTGCATTTTGAGTATATAATATATTTACGTAATCAGCATCAAGTTGGGCAGAAAATTCTATATTTGAAAATTCATTTGATTCTTCCAGTAAATCACCATCATCTTGCCAAATTTCAGTATTATCGTCTGTTAACTTACATTGTGCTATTCCCTGCGGCACGCCATTAATGACTTTGATATCGCCAACACGAACATACGTTATCACGCCGTTGGTTTGTTTCAACGAATATTCAATAAAAAACGATGTGCATATATTTTTATTATAGCGCAAAAATGTGCCAGATGTATTCAATAACTCCTTGTGAAATAAACTAGAACGCAACCCACTCGTAGGATCAAATACAGATAAATGTTGATCGGCAAACATCTGATTGAAGCTGTTTTCAGTTACAACCTCAACATTGCGTCTTGCCCTTGCATATGCTCCAGCAGGAAACAAAATACTTGATGCCATTGCTGCCAAAATAGCATCAACGTCCGTTACATTACGAACAATCAAATCTTCGTCAACCATAAGTCCAGGTTCTGGATTTTCCACACTATCTAACCAAGTCTGAATAACAGCGTGAGCATTGGCAAACGGATCAAACACAAGTTCATTCAACGCATCATCAGTGCCGATGTACAACTGATTTGTATCGTAGGCAAATCCCGGTTCGCCCACTTCTAACAAATCTTCGTTTATTTCTGTGCGCAATCCTTGACGCAATAATATTTTTACATATTCGATGGACATATCAAGTAACTCCTAAAAGTAGTTACTTGTATTTATCATTTCAAATAAGTATTCTATCATAGTATTCAGCCACTTTTCTAGATGCCATTATTGCATATCGATCAAACTCAAGACCGTCAATAACAAACTCTTGATAGTTGCCTTCATTGTCGCCATCCCAACCAATCATCATAATAACTACAGTTCTGATACTTGTTTTGTATACTTCATTGTGGGCAAGCGCATACAGACATCCTTGAATGAAATAATCCTCAATCCATTCTTCTTTTTTTGCTTTGCGAGATGTTTTAAAATCAATGATAGTATGCTTGCCTTTCCATACACCAACGCAATCTGCAGTGCCTGCATACAATCCTGGATTATATAGAGGAATCTCAGTTCCCCATACTTCATCAATATTACATAATCCTTTTTCGATGACGATATCGGATAACTTCTTGCCTATCTTGTTGATATAGTTATTTTTGATTTCTCTGTTCTCATCAAGAATGTAATATTCAATAAATGAATGAACTGATGTGCCTATACTGGCAGCAATATTCATAATTTCATTTGCTTCTTTATGACCTATGCGATTACGCCATTCATCTAATCCTGATTGATCCTTCAACGCACTAAGTATTGTTGTAACACTAGGCAAAGGATTACCCTCTGCCCTGTAGTGACGTTTTCCTTCAACATTCACTCGGGCCAGAGGGTTATATTTGTATTTTTCTGTTAATAGCATATTTATAATATACTACATTATGCATCAAAAGTCAAGAAGCATTTTTGATTTCATCAATAAGATCGTACTTTGTTTTACGAAGATCAAGAGTTAAACCTATATGCTCTTCTGACCAAATACCAATCTGCGATTTTGTCATACTGTCAAAATCCGGCAGTTTCACTGATGTTTCTACTATCGCTTCTTCTGATACTATCACATTAACGATTGCTGGTTCTATAACAGTCGCTACTGGCTTAGAATCAACTACCAACTCAGATACGGATTCTGCATGCGCAATCGCGTTGCGTTTTGTCTCATTGAGTTCTTCATTTGCACGAACTCTGTCCATAAACTCTCTGTGCCGCTTTGCAGATTTTACTTCTTCCCGTATTGCTTTTTTGTCTGGTGACAACTGATCAATTCCCGAGTCTTTTTCAGTAGCCAATTTGTTAGCTAACTCGTTCATTTTGCTTTTACTGATAATCTTTGTTTCTCCCTGCACGATCAGTGGCATATCATTACATCCTTTTTTTAGTAGCAGATTTTGCTAAATTTCTAACGGTATTTCTGTTTGTCTGTGCAGTTTTATTATTTGAAGCAACAATAGACAGATCGATATTTTCAATAGACACATTAACAACAAACGGAAACTTTGATTTATTCTTCAAAATATTCACAACAGTAGACGTAGAAATTCCATCGTATGTCGTCATTCCATTTAAGTCATTCACAATAATTGCAGTTGGCACAGAAGTCATTCCTTTTGCCTTAGCCCGAAGAAGGTAATGCGTTATGTCCGTCTCAATAGAACGAGAATCTACAGCCGCTTCATTTGTTAGTTCAGAATATCGCACAAGATTATCTCTTTTCTCTACCCATTGTCGGGGCGGGTGACATTTCGTCTTCTATATCTAACTCCACGTCTGCTTTCATGTCTGCTTCCATGTCGCCTGTGCCAATTTCCATATCGTCGTCCATATCTACTGTCGGTGCTTGACCAGATAATGTTAACAATGCGTTGTTCATTTCATCTTTTGTAGTTCTAGCAGATTGCAAAAGACCATCAATTGATGACATACTTGTTTGCTTGAATTGGTTGGCTTCATCAGTGCCATGTGTAAAAGCCATTTCGTCACCTAGTGGTCCCAGTTGATCATTTTGTATTTTGCCCAACTTTTCAATAATGTCCTGTAGTTCATCAACGATACCACGTGCTGCCATTGTTACTTCTGCTTCTGCTGCGTCACCCTCAAGTAAAAGGTTAAGTTCTGCTGTTAGTTTCTCTGAAAGTTGCTTCGTATTCATTTTATACTCCTGTTGCCCCTCAAATGAGTTGCCCCATTTATTTTTCGGTTGTTGGACGACGGGTGCTTTTTCTGTTGTTGTATGACGTTTGCCACAACCTTCGTCCATCTTGATCTTTACAATCTTCTTAATGCTTTCTAGCATTACGACAATCTCTGTGTAGTTGGGATCACGCATATTTGATACCATACCTCGTTTCTTTTCAACCAATGCTCGCTTTGCCTGACGCAAAGAAGATAGATCGCCCGAAACTTTATATCCAAAGTTTTCTTTAAGATATCTGTTTAGGTTTTTGACAATAACGGCGTCATCTGTTTCAAAAAGTCTATTTTTCATGTTATCAAACTTCCTAGTTGTAGTTTATATTCATATTTATCATTTGTTTATATTTTCTGTTGTTTCATTGCTGCTTCATATAACAATTTTATGGAAGACTTTGCTGTCATAGCTTCGTTTTTTGCTCTGCTAAACCGATCCTCAGCGATATTCATTTTGCGACGATCTTGTTTGCCTTTTGCCAGCCGATGGGCGTTTTTGTGCTTCATAGCATCATAATAATATGTCTCAAATATTGCGTTTGTTGAAATAATCTTTGTGATTTCTGGCGAATTTATTTTCTTGCCTTCATTCAAATGCACAGCAATAACACTAGCAGATTCTTTCAACTTGATATCCTCGAACAACGTCTCCTTCAGCCTTATGTCAACTACATCATATAAGTTGCTGTCGTTTTTCGATATTTCATACGCACCAATCTTAAAGCCCGTACGCGTTTTAGAGGATTCATACAATGCTTCAGCGACATTCTCAGAAACAGCGTCAACATTGTTCATAGCATTCATAATCTTTAGCATCGCTGCTGTTTCTTGTTGTTTATTACTCATACCTGCATGGCTATCGACTGATCCTGATGTCGCTGTTTTTTTGATAGCAGTAGTATCACCATTCAACGCCTTCATAATATCAGCCATTGCGGTTACATCATTTCTTGACGGTGATTTCATTGTATTCCTCCATTATAATAACCGAAATCCATTTTCGTGCGGCAATAACAATCCTTTACGCACAAGATCCTCTGCTATCACCATTTCATTGTCAGTCAATTCGTTGCTCTTGACAACTGAATCCTCATTAGAAAAATAGGTGACAATCAAAAGATTTTCATCTTCTGATACCATAGTATATATGCCTCCTAGAATCTCACGGATATTCATCGTTTATTTTGTCTCGCTATTGATTGTGTAGTCGCTTGATTGATATGTGTTATGCCCGCCAATCGTTTTAACTCTTCTCTGTCCATATCAGCATCTTGTTGTGCTGCCGCTGCCGATTTATCATCCTTGTGTTGTGATGTTTTACCAGGTCCCATAGTAGTAGACCTTGTAGAACTAGGCGTTTTTGGATTTGAAGCACCCTTGTATGGAGTCGGATCTGGCGATTGTGCTTGGGCTGCTTTTTTGGCAGCAGTTGGTGATTGATAGCCTGCTCTATCATATCGTCCACTTTTTCCATATGTTGCACCACCATATTCATCTATCTGCTCGTCATCAGGACCATACCCTTTTGGCGTCACATCTTTCCAGGATGAGGTTTTACGCTCTTCGCGACCTTTGCGACTACGTTCTTCACGACCTTTGCGAACACGTTCTTCTGCGTCTGGATTTAGATTGCCTTCTTTATTAAAGAACTTAGCAAGATGAGGAGGCAAATTGCCTTCTGCTATTTCACCATTTGATTCTGCTTGGATATTACGACTTCTTGTGCCGCCTTTTTTTCGGATTTCTTGTAAATCATCTAATGCTGTAACAAGAGCATCAAGTTTTGCTTGCAGAACAGAATATTTACGATATAGTTCATAGTTGACTTTACGATACTTGTCAATATTATCGGGCATTTTTGCTAACTCATCAAGTGTGCGACCGACATTTGCCATTAGTGTACTAACAGTCATTGATCCATAACCAGGAATTACAACATTACTTGTCATTGGATCGTCCGAATTGAAATCGGCTAAACTTTCATCAATCTCATTTTTAGAATACAATAAATCATACACTGTTCCAGAATCTTTATCTTTAAGTGCGGCATCAAGTTTCATATAATCAGAAAATCCTAACGATGTCACGCGATCAACTACGTCATTATATTCTACCTCCGGAGAAATGTCACGCACTAACTTATGTGCAGTTCCATAATCTTCCTCGTTGCTCTCGGCCAACATCGCTCTTGTAATTTGTTTCTTCATGCTATTCATCTATTTAATGCCTTCAATCTACGCGAAGCCTGATTAACTCGCTTTGTACGTTGCGCTTTTCGTGTCATGCGACTGCCCATTTTCGCTTTTGTTCTAGCTAACGTAAATCGTTTTTTAACATCGACTGGACCAAAACACGCAGTCGGACTAGAAACCGTTTTGCCCTTTAATCTGCCTGCTGAACAACGAAATTTGCGAACAATTTTATTTCCTGCTCTAGCAAATACCATCTTGCCCTCTTCCAGATCAAATTCTGCTTCATATAGTTCAGATAATATCATTTTACAATATTCTCCCAAACACACTAGACAATACAACAAGCAATAACGTAGCAAACAACGTAGATGCAGCCCATAGCAATAATTTTCTTATTTCCCCAATATCAGCTTTGATATCATCAGTTGCATCTGTTATACTTTGTTCAACTCTCTTGAAATTATTGTCTAAATTTGCATGCCGTTCTCTAGAAAGAGCAACATGAATGCCTAAATCTTCCGCTTCTAAATCATTAAGTTTACTTTCGCTGAAATCCATGATAAAATCCTTATTATAATAAATCCGTCATAAAAAATTCAATATTTGTGCCAACAATCAGTAGAACATCATCAATCATGATGCCGGAAAACGCCTCTTTTAATATAGCAGTGCTATCTCCATTCCGTTCGAATATGTTACTATGTTCCGTAGCAAACTTAAATACAAATCCTGCGCCGGTAATGGTTGGAGCAATTCCTGCTAAATTAACAGGTATAGGATTATTCATTATGATGGGTTGCGACACAAGATTTATGATATTAACAACGTCATCAAAATTTTGCTGTGAAATATCTAAAATATTTCCAGTTGATAAGATGTCAACGTCCTTCAAATATAACGTATAAAATCCGATGTTGCCAGATACTACTTCACAAGAAGATGCTGATCCGTGTACTCTCGATGTCATATTCTTCTCCGTAGTTGATTGCGTATATTATATTTATCAAACGTACATAAAAGACAACAAAAAAAAGAGGGCAGTCTGCCCTCTTTTCTACATTGTTATTTGTATTGGATTAGAATACGAAAGATGTAACAACCCAAGTAGAGAACGCACCAAGATTTAGAGCATCTTCTAGATCAAGAATGCCGTGATGCTCTGCTGGATCAGGTGTGCCATATGGTTCAGCATGAACTGGGTTTGGCCAAGCCTGGTTGTTTTCGATAGCTACGCGAATAACTTCTGCCTGCCATTCACCAAGAATAACAACAGTTGCTCGGGTACCAGCAATCTGTGCGATTTCACGATATTTGTCGTTTAGTGCTGCTTCTGCTGCTGCTTCTGCTGCTGTTGCTGCCGCATCAGAAATCATCCATGTGTCTTTAGCTGCATCACGCGCCAAGATTAGAGCAGGATTTAGTGGATCCATGTCTAGATCAGCTTGTGCCAACTCTAGTGCTGCCAAATCCAAGTCTGCTGTTGCACGAGTAGCAACTGCTACTGCCTGTGCGTCTGTTACTAGTGTATCGCCGGTAGCTAGTTCAAAATAGTTCAAAGAACCTGTTAGGAACTGACCTGCGTAGTAAGAATCATGTACTTTAGTTACCATAATTTATCTCCTAAAAATTTATGCTGGGAAACATATCTCCCGATACATTTATTTATCATTTGTGCGCTTTTTTTATGCCTCACATTTCTATTATTTTAGAACTTTTGAAACTTTGTTCCTTGACCCACTTTAGGAATTTTAGCATGATCCGTTCGCTTTACACGACTTTGTAGACTTGGGCGCCGGGATTTTACACCATATGTGATTGCCGCTGCTACTGCCGCAGCAGGAATTGCCCATGATTTCCAACTTTTTTTCTTCTTATCTTTTGAATCATCAACATCAAATGATCTGCGGCTTTTTAACACGCCAAGTGGTCCAGTAAGATCAGACATTCTGGCACTATTTCTTAAAAATTGATCAAGGCGGGTTACAACCAATGCTTTCTGTGAATGTGACAAATTTTCCCAATTGCCAACTAATCTTCGACAAGAACGCAACAATGAATCTTGTATATTCAAATCCTTTTCGAACTTCAATAAGTAACGAGATTCAGATGACGCATTAGTTTTATTACTAGCAATATTATTCAAATATGTTCTTATATCAGCAATGCGAATATTTACTCGTTCAATAGCAATGGTATCACTGTCATTGTCATAAGTCTGATCTTTTCCCATTAACCTATTCAGTGATATATACAAATCTGTGCCACTAATTCTGTGGTAATCAAAATTGTTGTATGCTTTTGTTCTTGAAGCATAATCTCCGGCAAGACTAGCAAACTCATAATCGTAATTAAAAATATTCAATATCATTAAATTTACAAAAGCAAGGTTGGCTGCTGCATCAATAGGCAACAATAGCGCATTCTTTTTAGTACGAAACATTCTGCTTTCTGATAATGTGTTTATAAATTTCAACTCCATAGTTGTTTCTCCTTATCCGGGTATCCACTTGTGTCTTGGTACAAGCTTTACCTTGTTCGTAGCAGCAACATATCCTTCGCCGCCTTTTTGTCCATCAATATGTTGTTCGACATCCATTTCAGCATCATCGAATTGAGCAATAACACTATTTTTAATCTGTTGAATAGCAAGAACAGTTTTGAACAGTAATGGAAAGTATTTACTTTCTGGCATAGCAATTATTTTTTCTTGCTTATTCGCGCTCACATTGCTATTTGCTAACCAATCATTAAATCCACTTTCAAGTTTATTCCATTTACCTGCTCTGCTCATCTGGTTTACATATGTATAAATGATATTCTTCATATCACTCAACCCTTGCTGCGGTTCTAATAGAGCATCAATATTTCTAGCATTCTGTGTAATAATTGCTCTGATTCTGTCAGTATTCTTTACATTAACACTTGGAGTTTTTTGAGCATATACTGGAGGCATAATGAATAATGAACCTTCGTTCAAATCTTCTGCGTTTGCTGGTGTTGCGTTGCCTTCTAAGTCTGTGTGTGTATGAATAACAACGCCTGCTGTACTTCCAGCAATGCGAGTACCTATATTGCTATCTTTTTTGACGCTATACGTCACCTTATTCGGCTTAAATACAAAGTGATTATTTTCTAGTTGTGGTTGTTGCTTATAAAGTAAATCACCCAACATAAATCCTCTGAAATCTGCTGGTACTGCTTGCTCAAACGCTGGCCAAACATCACGCATTGATTTCGCAAATGCTCTGCGGTTATCATCAACATCTTTACCCCTGCCCAAATACATCTTTTCTAATGCTTCTGGACTTTTTGCCTTGCCATCATAACGCTTTGCTTTGAAACCAGCAATATCAGTCAGTATAAACTCGCCACTTGCATCACGCCCAAATATCACAGCCGGAGTGCCATCCCATTTTATACTAACATCACTAACATCTTGTCCAAATCTATCAAGCGTATCCAGCGCCTCTAACGCACCTTTGCTGCCATCAACAAACACAAGGTCTTCTAAATGTTGTAACTCTCTACCAACCTTGCGATCTTCTGTAAGACTTTTACTTTCGCCCAACTCAGTGGGAATACCAAACTTCTGAATGGTATGATTGGTTTTGAAATTATCAAATATATTTTTCGCTAACGTGCTACTATGGTTCTTTTTTATAGCAGCATATAGTGTCTCAAAACTGTATAAATCATCGGCGCTATCTAATCCCAAATGCTTCGCAATATCATTTGCTGACTTCCAAGGTCCAGATACCAACTCATTATTGTTCTTTTTTGTGTAACCATCGCCACTTTTCTTAGGAACTGGCGTTCTACGAACCCGCATCAATCCTTCTGTTGGACTAAACATAAATCTCTCAGATTCTAACGGTCTGCCATCTTCGGTAGTTTCATTACTGTCGTTGCGCTTATATTCGCCTGCTATACTCGCAATCATAATATTACGATGTACGCCTTTGTACTTACTATACTTCCCCTCAGGATCAATGCCCTTTTCATGAGGTGAATGATAATATGTTTTCATCCAATCGCGGTCGCCCGGCATAAAATCAATCTGTACGTGTCCCGTTCTTTCTTTTCCCGGAATAGTTTTGCTTGGATCATAACCAACAATCTTTACTTTTGTCATGATAACACTGCTCTTCGCAATGTCTTCTACCGCAGGAATAGATTTCAATTTTTCTACAAACGCAGGCACGTCCTCAGATGGAATATCAAGAGCAACATCAATATCACCAGAAAATGTCTTTTTGCCCACTGAACCCAGCACATTGTTTTTCAAATCTACGCCCAGAACTTTTTCAAGTGCTGATAAAGTCGGTTCAATTTCAGAAATATGAATAGATCCAACGCCTGGCATTGCGCCACCTTCGCTTAACAATGAAGATTTAATACGGTTCTTTTTCTTTTTCGCATCTTTGAACGCAGTACCAAAATTATGAAAATCTATATGCTTCGTCCAAGGTTTTCTGGGTCCTCTGAAACGGCGTTCAAGCCCTGCTCCTAAAATAATTTCATCTATCTTCATAATATCTTTACCTCAATATAATAACTCAACAACACCACGTTTGCTACCAGCAAAGGTTGTCGGATGTAATATAATATGTCCTTTTATTGGCGTATTTGCTGCCCGAATAATTTCTTTTTCTGTCATGCCATGTATTTCCTTGGCAATCTTGTTTGTCAGTTTGCTATTCATAATAAAACTGTCATCAACAGGCACCATTATCACAGCGGGATATGGAAATTCGTGTGGTTTCCATACTGTTGCACGATTGTTGCCGAACCCAGGTTCATTGTTTCCATTAAACGCAAAATCAAATCCTATTTGCTTGTTTACTGTCCAAGATTGAACAGGTGATCTAGGAGAATATGTGTATGGCAGCCGTATCAACTTATCAGAATCCGAATACTTTTCAGCCAAATCAGCAAACGCACTTTTTGACAGTTGTGTTCCGCGATATGCGTACTTTGATTTTGGGATAAGATCGTTTGGATATTTACTTTTTAACAACATCAGATCATGCAGTAATGGCTCAACTTCGCCCTTTGTGTTTGGATCGGCATTGTTGATAAAGTTCTTTACCGCATAAAACACTTTACTTTCCCAAGTGGTATCTTCTTCTGGAGACTTCTTGAAATTGCCAAACGCAACATCTTCCATGTCTTTTTCATCTGCTATTTCAAATAATCTCATTTCTTATCTCCAGCCGTCGGAGATTCTCCGGTCACGCGTCTACTAAACCAGAGCTTAAACCATTCTTTCGTTCCTGGCTCAATATTATTCTTGCGCTGATAAGCACCCTTATTTGTACCAATATGAGATAGGTTTTCTTCTTTATTTTCAGTCTTCGGGTTGTAAGGTTGATAGATACCAGCCAACACCTTCAGCTTTTCAAGTTGTTTTGCGTAATCGTCACTCATCATCCTCTCCTGCTTTTTTTACAGTAGATACACCCCGACGAAACTTCCTAGGATCTCTAGTACGAATACTATTGATCAATCGCTTAATCAAATCATTTGCGTCTGTTTCACTATAATTCGATTCAATATATTCAATAAGATTTATTGATCCCACAATAAGATTCTCGCCGCGTTGTTCAACGAGACGCGTTTTATCTTTGGATAATGTTAAATCGTTCAGTTCTTCAAATAAACTTTTGCGTCGTTGCATAGCTAAAAACTCCGTTGCGTATTGTATTTATCTTTATTACAACAAAGGCAGTTCGTTAATCGCACCTTCAACTATCAATGGATAATCACCCAAATAAGTTCCTGCCTTTAACATATCAATTGAAAGAAACTTTTTGTGTGAATGACTTATAAAATTCCAGTTCACCACAATATCCATTGACAATTGATCAAACATTTTATCTGAAATAATCGGATCATCATTAATATAATACGCATATGCTGCCATGATATACCACGGTATCATCATATTTGAATTATTACTTATTATGTCAGCCGCGTATTTTTCATACTTCATCTAGCGGTCCACGGGTTTTTGATCTTAACATTGCCCGTAGACTTGACGCAGCACCAGATGTTTCAGTGGTAGTATTATTATCAGGCCTAGTAATACTCTTTTTACGCAAACTATCTACAATGCTGGCTGCAGAAGATGCACCTACTACATCTCCGACATCATCATCTCCAGAATCATCATCCGTTATTCGCAAGCTATCTCTGTTGAATACAAGATTAATCTTACTGCCGACACCACTACTTGAACGTGTTTTCAACAACTGTAACTGATATTGTCCACGTTCTCGCATTGCGTTTGATGTAAAGATACCAATAACATTATCCGCTGTTTGAATTTTAGAAATACCACCTGCAATGTGCGAATGATCAAACTCTACTTCTTCTACGGCGGAACGATTCAACTGGGATGCCGTGACGGTGACTGTTTGCCATTCCATTGCAAAGTTGCGAATTTCTTCCGTGACATATTTGTCTTTAATAAACAAATCACTTGCAGATATTTTCTTACCTACTGGCATAAGCAAATCAAGATAATCAACGCATACACAATCAACTTTTTTGCCCGTTTGTATCTGTAATTCCTTTAGATATGACCGCAAATCATTTACAGATACCCCGCTTGGTAGATATTTGATCCGTAACATTCCAGATTTTTTACCAACTGTAGCAACTTTTAATTCCACTTCGTCCAAATCTTTGAAGATTTGTTTTGTGCTTCGGTCTGTCAACATCGCATCAATACGCATAGCCGACAATCCCTCAGAAAGTTCAAGAGTAAAATATACTACGTTATGTCCCGCCTCTGCCCAATTCAATGCCATATTCTGCATGAACAATGATTTACCAGCGCCAGAACCGCCGGCAAAAATAGTTACTTCCCCACGGTTGATACCACCATATAACTTATGATCAAGGTCTTTCCACCCGGTAGAAATTTGACCGTTGTTATTCTTCAATGATTCAAGGCGTTCTCTTGGATTGGCAAAGTAATCCATACCTAAATCACGAGTCAATCCAATCTGGACTGCCTCTTTAACCATTTTTTCAACTTCGCCATATTTGCCAGCCTGTAATAAATCTGTGCTATTGATAATTGCTAACTCTAATGCTTTATGTTTGCAGAATTCTTCAAACTCATCCAAGAACCAATCAGCATGGGTGCTAATATCACCCAAATCTTCTACCTCAAATCCATGCGAAGCCTTCATTATCTCAGCCGATGGCAAAGTCGAGTATTCTTCGCTATGCTCAATGATGGTGTTTACAATGTCTTTTAGCCCTCTGTCAAAAAATCTTGGTTCAATGATATTTCTGACTCTGGTATACAATTCTGGATCGTTCATCATAAAATAAATGAACAATTTTTGCATTTCTAAGTTATAATCTTTTACGTCTGCCATGCTCTCTCCGTGACTTACTAAACATAGGCCATTACAGCCTATGTTTTACTTACTACATGAGAGAATTAATAAACTTCTACTATTTCGTCAGCGATATTCAATTCAATCGCTTCGTCTGCGCTCAACCAAACATCGTGTGCCGGAAGAAGATATTTGCGAATTTTCTTTTCCGACAATCCAGTACATTTTTTGTAGTGTTTTACCATGCGCTCAGAACTCAATTCAAACTCACGCATTCGCGCAAATAATTCATGTTCCTTGCCACCTACCCCCCAAGAATATTGGTGAGACAAAATAGAAGTATTTGGAGTTAATACACGGCGACCAGGTTCGCCCGACATAAATGTGAGAACACCACCACTTGCGATAAGACCCAATCCTACTGTCTTGATAGGAATAGCTGACCCCTTCATTGTGTCAATCAAAGCAAACGCTGCGTGTACACTGCCTCCAGGCGAATTGATAATCAGTGTCAACTCCTTTGGACGCCGTGTATCAGGCAAAAGATTTTGCTCAATAATCCAAGTTACAATTGGACGGGTGCTTTCATATGTAAAGGCGTCTGCCATATAGTACATACCGTTTTCATACATAACCATACCAGGTGCCTTAGGCGGTGCTGATGACTGGCCCGACGCAAACGGAGTATCAGTGACAGTTGATTTTTCATTCTTCTTTCCCATAGCAGTCATTGGGACAATGTCATATCCGCCGTATCCAAAATCGTCCATATTATTTCCTCTCTAATTAAGTTTTAATCTTACTCTTATTTTAGTGCTGTTATTTGTTTTAGAATTTATTATGCTTTCTGTAGTGTATAATTTTCCATATTTTTTCACCGCATCTGCTACATCCTCTATATTCTTTTCCCAGTTTGGAAATGTCACGCTCCACCCGTTTTCAATCGCATCGTTTACCAATCTATCGCCAGCGGCATTTCGGTCCGGACACAAAATAACTTCTCCCCGAAATTTACGTAAATAATCTGCTTGCTCAGGAGAAGTTGTATTTGTTAATACCGCTACCCCATCAATTGCCGCTGCATCCAATACTCCTTCAACGAGAATTAAATATTTTTCATCGCCATTTATTTTGTCAATATTATAAAGATAGTTATGCGGAGTATTCATTATATATTTTCCACGCGATACATCTTTTATTGCTCTTGCTGAATATCCAACAACTTTTCCATTTTGCCAAAATGGTATTATAACTCGGTCTTCAAATTTATTCATTATATCCTGGCGATGGTCTGTCCAATATGCTTCTACGTGATTATACAATCCTCTATCAATCATATATTTGGCAGCGGTTATCGCTTTTTCTGGCGGATTAGATTCTTCCATCAACTCCCACAGCGATTTCGCATTCTTTGGCAACTTGACTTCATCAAACTGCGGTATAGTTATCACGTTCGGCCTAGTAGAAATTAAAGATATTGGTCCATCATTGACTTCCTTTTCGCGAATACTATACAACTGTAATCGCTTCACATCGTTTTCATTCACGTTCATATATTTAAGAAGATTCACGAATGACCTACTTAACACATTTCCAGATTCAAATTTTGCGACAAAGCCACAATTAAAACAGTGATATACTATCGTATCTCCTTCAAATTTCAAACCGCCCCGCTGCTTCGTATCAGGTCTAGGCTCTCCACGTTTGACGCAAGCAGGACAATTAAATGACTGCCAGCCTCCGCTACTGCGACGAGACTTTCCATGAATATGGGATACTAGTGTCTGTTGTAAGGTTGATAACAAATTCATACTAACCATAATACATCATTTTTGGCAATGTGTCAATAAGATTTTACAACACAAATAGGTCGTCAAATTTATCTTCACCAGCACAGTGGTCTTGGATTCGTCGTTCTGTAATATCACAATACTTTTGTTCCATGTCAATGCCTATATATTCGTGGCCTTCTTGAATCGCAGCAATGCCTGTACTGCCACTTCCATTGAATGGATCAAGAACAATGCCATTTTCAGGCGCATAAACGCGAATCAAATAACGCATAAGATTGATAGGTTTTGGAGTTGGATGATCGTTGTATTCACCGCGCTCTTTGCGCGTTGCTCTTGGAGCATAGAAATATTTTTGATGATCCTCTACGTCAAAATGACCTATAATATTACTAGGATATCTACCATCTGGATTCGCATCTACCTTTTCATTATTCTGTTCAGTAGATTTGTCTACATCTTTTCCGAAAGCCCGGCGCGAATGTCCACCTTTAACCCAGCCTTTCGGTGGTTCTTTGTCCCAAGGGATACGGGTACCATTAAGATTTACAGTAGATGTTCCCCACTTTTCAAATGTTGCTTTTGATGTTCCAGTAAAGGGCTTTTGTCCTACTGCGATTGGTTCGTGTGCTGGCTTTAACTTATTCTTCTTAGCCATCTTCGTTGTGACCATCCAAATAACTTGATCTTTGATAGTGAAGCCACCATCTTCCATGTTCACAGCAAGACGATGATACAACTCTGGCGAACAGAAACTAAGACACCAAGCACCAGGCTTTAACACTCGCATTACTTCTGCCCAAGTCTCTTTTGGAGGAACACTATGGTCCCAATGTTCCATACCCATGCCATATGGCGGGTCTGTTATACAAACATCAATGCTGTTATCGTCAAACGATGATAACACATCAGTATTGTTGCCACACAAAATATTATAATTCAACGCATTCTCCTAAATCATATATGACATTATATAATATTTTTAGATGAATGTCAATATGTTCGCGATAAAACATTGCTCTCACACATTTCACGATCTGCGTGAGTGAAGTAATTGGTTTTAATTGCTCCGCCGCTCTGTGTGTACATCGCTCTCATATAAAAATCAAAGCCACGGCTATCTTCGGTCCAATCTGGATCCTGACGCATTTCATTCAATAGGTCAGAGTATCCCGATAGTAATTTTTCATACAACTTGCGTTTCGTAGGAGAAACAATATCATCAGCGTTGTATAGTGTAGTTTCGTTGTATTTTTTTGACGAAAATATATAAATTACACCAGGCTTAGGAAGCCCGCTGTTGTAAACTGGGAAATGACCTTTTGAACTTTTGCATTCTACGCTGTAACGTATGTCATTATGATACACATAAAAATCAGGAGAATTCTGAATTCCGTTCGGTTGTGATTCATACCGCAACCCGTGCTTGATTAGCAAGGCTTCGACTTGATCCTCGTGTTCTGGATTATCTTGTGAATTAGACTTGTACGGAAGTTTCAAGCAGTCAGCAAAAAATTTATTCATACTAATCACAATACATCATTTTTGGTAATTTGTCAATAAGATTTTACAACTTAATTTCTCATCAATACTTTTGTGATTTCACCGGTATTTGCTGGGTCAGGCCAATGTAATATGCGCAACCAATTTACGTTTGCTTTGATAACCAATCCTTGGACGCCTGTTTCTTCGTTGATTGTGATATCAAACTGTGGCGCACCAGAATAATATAAAACTTCATTCGTTGAAAGCGGAAACCAATCAAAATCTTGACTAGATGCTTGCTCGGATAAATCGCCCTGTATCTGTATCTTGCCTTTGTAGTTGTCAAAATAAAATGCGAATGTATGTAGCGATTTACTCTTGATATTTTCACCACATCCATCGAATATAGTTGAAATATATTTGTTGCCGTCAAACCACCAAGTCATATTTGACTGTGATGGTTCAAACTCCGGATACACATCGTCAATCACCTCAATAACACCTTTTGCGTTATTAATGGTATCAACATACGCTATCTGTTCTTCCTCTGTCGCATCATCTACTGTATAGCAAGCAAAGTTGTAAAGACCCTGTGGTAACATAACTGTTTCTATAGTCTGAATAACCAAACGTGCCATGCCCTTTTCAGCGTTTGTTATCTCAGGATATTTAAACAATACGTTTTCTCTCGATTCTCGGTCGTGCATTTTAAAAATGAGCGTTTTACCGGTCAAATTTATTGGCTTTCTGTCGGTATCGCGAATAGTAAATCGTAAATGATTGTCAATCCCTTTGTGTAACTTATTGTGTTTTCCATTGAAATACATTGGCATGTTTCCTAAATATCTTGGCATGGAAAAGTCGTTGGCAGTATCTTGCACTACCAAGTTTATCGGACTTTCATACTGGAGCAAATTAAAATTAATATACATAACAACAGTATTTATCAAAGTCATAAATAAAACTATGATCAATAAAGAAAAACAACAATGGATACAGGAAAACTATCCATTCCTATCATACGTGAAATATGGTAAGAAGGATATAAATTACCACCTTGGTATCATTATAAACACAGATGCAGTTATATCTTCTATGTATAATATAGAAGCAGTTTCATCTCCGAGCCTACGGCAGCAACTTATTGCGGTTGGAGAAAAATGGTGGTGGGAATCTAATAGACTAATACCAATCAATATATTGTTAGGAAAAGAAATGCAAATTTTTTCCCACTGTATTATAAATATGAATTCAAAAGATGTGGAAATCGCGTGGGGTCCTCGTACATCATTAGACAATATTATCCAAAAACGAATTAAACGAAGATCGATACAACTCGTTAGGAAGATTGATTAGATATATTATCACACAAAAAGTTTAACTGTACGATGATACTCATTGCGTAAGCGTGGGCGTGGGACTTTTTGAAAAAATACCCATCATCTTCCGACACAATCCATACCTGTTCCATAATGTCATTCCAATCTTTGCCAATCAAATGCTTTTTCGCTGGACGAATAATAGATATCAATGCTGCTAACTCTTCCAAAGAAGTCGGTAGATGCTGTTTTACAATGTTCCAATGATTGCCAATATGCGCAAGTTGCTCAACAATTTCTTTATATCCAAACAACTCCCAAATAGGTTCTCTGCTTGCTAACTCATCCAAATATTCTGGATCCTCTATTCCATCATAAATCGAGTTGTTCAAAAAATCAAGCTTGAAATATCCCCTATCTTCTGCTTCTTTGAAATCTATAGTTGCCAGCCCACTCATTGGATCAAATGGAATTTCTTGAAAATATACACCAGAACTGTGTTTTTTTCTGTTACCATTTTGATATCGCATCGCAGGAATATGCGCAAAAAGATTTAACATCTTTTCACGATCTGCTAAATCTATATCAATATCAGTCTTAGATTTCATTCAAATAATGTCCCAAATATTTCTGTTTTTTCATTTCTGTCAATTCATCATCGTATGAATGACTGTCATCAAATCGATAATTATAGTGCAGTTTCAAAGTCAATGTCATTTTGGCTACGTTATTGATTTTTGTTGATTTTTTAGCACCAACGCATTATGAAAACAGTGGCGTCTTTCTCATCTTCAAAATATATATTCTTGCGATAGGATATATATCGACGACGACAGTTTTCATCACACCACTGTTTTACTTCTGGATGATATATAGGATTCTTGGTTGCGTTGAATGCACCAGGATATTTCGAATCATTGAATATACTACCATCAACTGATTGCCACTTAACCTTTTCCCACTCTACAAACTCATCCGCATTCCGAAAATCTGAATATCTCCGTAATCCTTGATTGTCGGTGCTTTTTCCTGTAAGATCACGCAATCGCGCAAGTAACTGTTGTGTCCGCACGATCACAGTCTCTCCCAGAAAAAATCTACCCAAATGTTTTCATCCTCACAGTTGATTTCTTCTCCGCAATAGTCGGCAGCCGTTTCAGAAATCCCACAATCAACCAATGACGCAAATCTAACTGACTTGTGCCAAATATCCGAAATATCTATGTGTATGCTTGACTGCCAATCCTTCTTGATCCATTCAAGTGCTTCGCCGCTGCGTATCATATCATCAACAATAAGAATGTTTTTGCCACTACAAGCATCATCTGCCATCCAGCAGTTCATTTCAACATTTTCGTCAAAGTCGTCTGTGCCAAGTTGAACACAAAGAGTATTCATCGGAATTTTCGTCATATGTGAAAGCATAACAGCAGGAACTAAACCACCGCGTGTTATACCAACAATATATTCTGGGCGCCAGTTATCTTTATACATTGCCATCGCAATACGGGCAATAGCAGATTGGGTCTTTTCTAAATCAAAATTAATAGTTTTCGTCGCCATGTAATAATGCCTCCAGTGTTTTATATTGCGTATATATATCCTCTAATGAGGAATATGTTTCAAGTTGCGCATCATCCTTCTCAGATAGTATGATAAGACGATCTTCTATCATATTGATCCTACGTCGGAGATTATAAATCGTCGTATCCAACACTGACCTAGAAATTATATCAGTAGTTGACCCCGATGGTGATCCTATATCACAGCATTCTACGTCTGTTCCATCCCATTCTATATCCATGATCAAATCCTTATGGTTAGATATATTTTTTCTTACCGTAGATTACATCAAAAACCCGCTTTTGATAACACATCTTGCGCAAATTCAACATCATCTTTTCTCACATCAAACTTTCTCGTCCAAAAGATTGGATCTAACGAATCCTTTACCATTTCAAGTTCGGCATCAGAAAAATCAGCCATAAAATCCATCCCAGAATCACAATTAAAAATAATCCAAGGACTAACTCGTCCTGCCTTAATTGCTTGTATAAGACGAGGGCGACTAATCTTCCTAAAAAATACATTGACTGGCTCACTTTTTTCTTTGCTCCACTCTATGATGTAAAGCATTGATCTCTCCAATGCCCTTTCTACTGTTTCGCGTTTGTTCAGTTCAAATATATATCTATTGTATACACTGTCAGTGCACCATTTATCAAGTGCTATGCTATTTCTTATCACAAAATCTATGTACTCTTCTGGACTAACTGCCTTCACACTTAGAATGTATTTGCCAAATTTAGTAAAACCTAAATAATATCGACTCTCACATAGTTCATCATACGTTGGAGTGTTATGACCAGAAAACGACAACTCATAAAAACGCTGATACGCCAACGTAGCAATTTTAGCATACTTTTCATCCCTGTTCAACCATCTGCGTTTCTGTTCACATAGATGAACAGTTAATGTTTTTTCACGCTTGAATGATTTGCCGCAAAACTTACAGGTGTTGGTCATTTAGAATTTTACTCACTTGATAATTTCTATGAAAAGTACGCCCAATATATTTAAATATCCCGCAAGCATTAGTAACAAATAACTCATATACCTATCATTAATCCAGCGGACATTAATCTTATAAAAAGCAATCATACCAATAATGAAGAACGGAACCCATAGAACAAATCCCACAATACCCCCCATCGGACCATTGTATATCGCACTGCCAAAAAATGTTGCTAACATTGTATCCATTTATTTTTTTCCAAATATGTCTCTAACTTCTTTTTCACTGTATGCCAAGTCAATCGCAATCTGCTTCAACTCTTTATCTGTGTTAATCTGTCGCATCAACGCAATGTCTTCAGCTTTCATTGCTGGATACACATCCGATAAAAAGGCAGCAACCTTATCTTTTTTCTTGACATTATTTGGACCCTTGATCCAAAAATGCTGCTCTGTTTTGCCACTTGACGCAAGACAAAAGAGTCTCCATTTCAAATCTGGATGATGAAGCAAATCATTATAATATTTATTCACAAACTCGTTTGTATTCAATAGTGCGTCGCCTTCATTCTTTCCCGACACAGTTGAAGCATATCGCAATGTTAACCAACTACTCCATATTTTTTTTCTTTCTGCTGGAAGCCTAGAGTACCATCCAAAATCTTTTCGGTCAATCGCAGGCAACATTTCATTCAATGGTATCCTATCTTTTGCCATTTTTTATTTCTTTCAGTTTGCCTTCATTTTTCAATAAAAACATTGTTGCGTCATTTTCACTCTCAAATATAAATTCCACACTAACAAATGGACCACAGCGTGTTGGTATACGAGTAAGACTATTCAATGACGGCATAGTTACACAAGCAATATTAGTTTCTTCGCACCACGCAATAGCCTCTAATACATTGTGTGCTGTTGCCGATAATGATATCTTATATAGCGCCATTTGTCAATAGAAATCATAACTATTCAACTGGTCTGGAATTCGATTCATTTCTCTAACAAAATACAAACATCTTGGTTTGTCACCAAATTCTATCGGTATCACAAGAATATGACCAAATTTTAGTTTAGGAAAAAACCATTTCACATCAGAAAATATATTTTGGATTCGAACAGGTTCCCATTCACACATGAATCCACTCAACGGATTAGAAACTATTGTTTGAAAATTTCGCTCATTCAGACTGGTAATAGGAACAAATTCTAATATTCCCAACTCTCTGTCGCCAATGAGAATATTCCAATCTGTCGGCATTTCTATATTATATGGTCCAATCGTCAGTTGTACACTGGGCGAGTTAAATGTTTCCATGAAAACCAGCGGAATAAAGAAAAAATCCGGATCAGTTTTATCACTAACATCCATCACACAATATCGTATATCTTCGACCTCGTCGGGCAAATTGTTTAATTCGAAACATTGATTTTCGGGGGTAAGAATCTTAATTTTTTTATCCTTTGATTATATTATCTAATTTATTATAGCACAAGTTATAGTAATATACAACGTCTATTTTCATATCAAGATAAATGACGCTGATTATCTCACGCTTTTTTGTAATCCACTTTTGTGACGCTAAATTTATACTGAGCATCTTTGTAAAATCTTTTGCGTTCTGTCAAATGCTTCTTTGAATATTTTGTTCGGCTTGTAATATCCCAAATATTAACAAAATCCTTATCTTTGGCAGTACGAACACCCCTACCAATCGATTGAATGACGCGAATAAAACTCTTGCCCGGCTCAATCAATACCATATTAAATATTCTAGGAATGTTTAACCCAACAGCAGCGACACCATATGTCGCAATGGTCACAGTATTATCAGACGCATTGATATCATCGTAAGCATCTTTACGGTCTTTGCCCTTCATCGCACCACGTACAAATTTTGAGTTCGGAATAAGTTTTTGTAATTCTTCGCCAGTCTCAATTCTATTAACCAAAACCAAAGTATTACCATCTTGTGAAATTGATATCATTTTCTCGGCGATCCATGCAAGTCTGTCCGTGTCACTTGTCAAGAATTTTACTTCACTTGCATAGTTTCCGTATGTTCCCATTTCCTGTGTCTGTAAAATATTCACATGAAGGTTTGACAATACGCCTTGATCCTGTAACTCTTTCGCCGAAAGTCGATTGACCACTGGACCGATTGATGCGTGAAGTGCTGCGAACTCCCAATCAATTTTTGGAATTGTTCCTGTCAATCCCCAGCGCAATGATATGTTAGCAAACGGTCCAGTCAATAGTTCCTTCAAAACATCTGCTTTTG